CTTGAACGCGTACATGCACACAATGGAACCTTTCGACCCCAACCCAAGCGCGCCCGTGCGCGGCCTTGCGTTCGAGCATCGCCATAGGGTCGCTGGGCCTTGCCAGATGCGACGCAGCACACAGCCTCGTGGGGCTTCACAGTGCGTGTCAAGGATTGACAGTGCCGGGGCGTAACCCGAAGCCTGTTCCGCTGGCTCGCCTGTCTGGCGATCGCCGGGTCGCCGCTCGCAACCCGGTGGACATGCCATTCGCTGTCCCGGTCGCGCCGAACTGGTTGACGAAGGAGGCTTCCCGGGAGTGGGACGAGATCACTCCGGTGCTGGCGCGCATGCGCGTGCTAACCGAGGCGGATCGAATCGCGCTCGCTCAACTCTGCGACTACCTCGCGCGATGGAAGCACGCAGCGGCCATGATCGACAAGCAGGGATACGCGTACCCGGTGAAGGACGCTGGCGGTCGAGTCATCGCCGTCAAGCGATCGCCGTATGTCGCGATCCACTTGGAGTATGGTGTGATGATCCAGAGACTGCTCTCGCAGTTTGGAATGACACCATCGGCACGCGCGAGGATCACGCAGAATGAAGCGACAAAGGAAGCAACCAACATCTTCTCACGACTCGCAGCAATCCAGTCCGGCCCTCGACTGGAGTCGGCCTGACGACTTCAACGGTCTGCCAAAGTACGACGCGATCGCGACCGCTGGTGATGCGAAGTGGAACGGCAACGCCGCGCTGCACGCAGTCACATTCATCCAGACGATGTGCAGGTTCACCGAAGGATCGTGGAGTGGCAAGCAGTTCATCCTTCAGAAGTGGCAGCGAGATCTGATCGCGAACCTGTACGGATGGATCAGGCCAGACGGAACGCGCAGGTATCGCAAGGCTCATGTGCTCATCCCTCGAAAGTCTGGGAAGACCGAGACGGCTGCGGCGATTCTTCTCTACTCGCTCCTTGCTGATGACGAGCCAACGCCTGAATGCGTCGGAATCGCGCGCGACCGAGAGCAGGCGAAACTCTGCTTCAAGCGCGCCAAGCGCATGGTTGAGTTGGAGCCACAGATGTCCTCGATGGTCGAGGTGTTCCAGAACCGACTCGTCTCTCCGGCTGTGCATGGCGTGTACAAGGTGCTGTCCTCGGATGCTCCCGGCGCACACGGATTGAATGTCAGTGCATGCGTGGCAGATGAGATTCACTCGATGGAGAACCGCCGCGATCTCTGGGATGCAGTCGCAACATCTCAGGGCGCGAGGAAACAGCCGCTCATGCTGTCCATCACGACAGCCGGAACCCTCCGAGAGTCTTTGGAGTTCGATCTGTTCCAGTACGGACAGAAGGTGTGCGAGGGCGTGATTCAAGACCCTTCATTCCTGCCGTGCATGTACTACGCAGACGAGGCTGATGACTGGCAGTCTCCAGACACATGGCGTAAGGCCAATCCCTCTCTGGGAACGACAGTCTCGCTCGACTGGTATGCAGCGGAGGCCAAGCGCGCGGTCGATCAGCCTTCGCACGAAACTCCGTTCAGAACCTACTTCCTGTGCCAGCATGTGAGCGCGTCGAGCCGCTGGCTTCGAATGTCAGACTGGGATGAGTGTGAGAGGGAGATCGACGAGGCATCCCTCGCCAAAATCCCGTGCTATCTCGGTATTGACTTGGGACAGACGCAGGATCTCTCATCTCTTGCGGCGGTCTGGGTGGATGGAGACCGCATCGTCGTGAAGTCGTGGAACTTCGCTCCCGAGGTTGGGGCTGCTATCCGCGCTCGCAGAGATGGCGTTCCGTACTTACAGTGGCAGGAGCGCGGGTGGCTCACGCTCACACCCGGCGACACGACCGACTACGCATTCATCGTCAAGCAGATCGAGGAGATCGCCAGCAGGTACAAAATCCGAATGATCGGCTATGACCCGTACAACTCGCAGAACTTGGCGAACGACCTTGAGCACAAGGGCATGAATGTCGTTCGCGTTCCGCAGTCGTTCCTCAACCTGTCTACGCCTACGCGCATGTGGGAGCGCGCGGTGACTGGCAAGACGCTTGAGCATGATGGGAATCCGGCACTGGCGTTCGCGATGGCGAATACGGTGGTTGAGACAGACTTTGCAGGCAACCCGCGCCCGTCGAAGCGTCGGTCAGTTGAGCGAATCGACCCGCTCGTCGCGGCGATCGTCGCGCTGGCTGCGAGCCTTCACGATGAGAAGATTGGCGCAAGCGTCTACGAGAAGCGAGGATTGACATGGCTCTGATTGATGGTCTGTTGAAGCGGTTCAAGTCGATGGTCAACCCGGGACAGCCGCTCGGCTCGACTCAGGTGTACACGGGCCAGTACAGCGATACTGGTCAGGCGATCACGCCGACCGTGGCTCTCACATGCACGACCGTGAACGCGTGTGTGCAGGCGATCGCGACAGAACTCGCGAAACTTCCGTGGAGTGTCATGTCGATCGCGAACAACGGTCGAGTGATCGCACGCGATCACCCCGTTCATCGCTTGCTGTCGCGCGACGCGAATCCCGACATGTCCGCGCTCATGTGGCGCGAACTGATGATTACCTCTGCGGCTCTGACTGGCAACGGCTACAGCCACATCGAGCGCGATGTCGCCGGAAGGCCCGTTGCGCTGCACTACCTCCGTCCAGACCTGATGAATGTGATCCGGCTCGGCACTGGCGAGATCGCATACATCTATTCCGGCTCGGAAGGTCGCGCGGTCTTCAGTTCATACGACATCTTCCATCTTCAGTGGCTGAGTGTCGATGGTCTGCTTGGCTACAGCCCGATCAGTCTGGCTCGCCAGTCCATTGGTCTGGCGATCGCTCAGGAGACATTCGGAGCCTCATACTTCAAGAACGCGAGCAGGCCGAGCGGCGCGCTGGTCGCGGACAAGGAACTGAGCGATGAGGCTCTCCAGCGCATTCGCGAGTCATGGGAAGCGCGCATGAAGGGCGTTGCTGCGGCTGGATCCGTTGCCGTGCTGGAAGGCGGTCTCAAGTGGCAACCGATCTCGCTCTCTCCAGAAGATTCGCAGTGGCTGCAATCGCGAGAGTTCCAGCGTGATGAGATCTGTTCGATCTTCCGCGTGCCGCCGAGCGTCATCGGCATGGGGCAGAACGCTTCCTATGCGAGCGGCGAACAGCAGAACCGCGCTTTCGTCTCTGGCTGTTTGTCTAGTTGGAGCGCGCGCCTCGAAGCAGAGGCGCAGCGCAAACTGCTTCGAGCCGAGGAGGCCGCAGACTTCTGCACCGAGATCTCATTCGATGTGCTCCTCAAGAGCGATGTGATGACTCGATACCAGACCTTCTCGATCGCGCGGCAGTTTGGCTTCCTCAGCGTGAACGAGATTCGCGCCGAGATCGGTCGAGGCTCGATCGGCGAAGAGGGCGACACCTACCTGCAACCGACCAACATGGTTCCTGCGTCAACGCCGTTCGGCGGAACGCAGTTGACTCCTCCCGGGACTGAAGAGCCAGCGATGACTGGTATCGAACCGAATCCCGATGCCGTCCCCGACGAGCCGATCGCGAGGTGGCTTTGGCGCATCTTCGAGGAAGAGATCAGGAACTGCGGCACTGGTGCTGGCGGCTTCGCTTCGGGCAACGATTGCGCGAAGGGTGGCGGAGGCGGTGCGTCCGATCGTCCGAGCGCAAGAACGCTAGCGGAGTTCATCGCTGACCCAAAGAACGCGGATGGATTCACGACGGATCCGTATGTCAAGAATCAGCCTGACAGCGGGATCATGGTCTCTGAACTCCCGCAGCACGAGTTGAAGATCAGTCGCGACATGCTCGTCTCTGGAGACGGAGCGAAGGCGATTGATGCGTGGCTCGACAAGGCGTGGAGCGACATCGAAGGTCGTGACGATCGCTTCATCGGAGGCTGGTACAACGCTGGAGAAGGTGTCTTCTACCTCGATGTCGCGACTCGATTCGAGAACGGGCAGGACGAGCGCGCGCTAGAGGCCGCGCGCGATGCCAAGCAGTTGGCCGTCTTCAATCTTGCAACGATGAAGGCGACTTGGGTGAAATACCCGAACGGTGACGCGCGCAAGCCTGATGGCTGGGATACTAAGTATGCAGACGCGATCGGAGGTATGGACGACGACGCGCGTCAGGAGACTGAATCATCTGGGTCGAACAAGGTGCGTAGCAGCACCAGAAGGAAGACACATGGAACAGGAAGCATCTCAGGATCGTCACTTCACCTTGCCTCAGGAGACCGACAAGGAGAAGGTGCGCGCAATGCTCAAGGAGTTGTTCGCGAAGATCGCCGAAGAGCACAAGGCGAAGAAGGACTGACCGAGCGAGATTGCGGCACTGGTGCTGGCGGTTTTCAGCCGGGTAACTCGTGCGCGAAGGGCGGAGACGGTGGATCTGATGAGCCTGTGGCTGTGACAGCCGACACGATGAAGGGCTACGCCGAGAAGGTCGATGGAGGTGCGACGGCTGATCCAGAACTGGACGGCGCGCTCGTGCCGAAGGATCCCGAGACCATCGCGAAGGAGCACGAGCGTCAGAAGCAGGAAGTGGCAGATCGCATCGGAGTTCCGAGCGACTGGTCTCCCAACATCTCGAACTCCGCGAAGACGCGAGACGAACTTGCCGCCGACGCTGAGTCTGTCGGTGAAGAGTTCAAGTCGATGCTGCGCTCGATCGCGGATGAGACTGAAACGGTTCCAAACTTCGGCCCGGGCGACGCATTTGCAGTCAAGACACGCGAGTCTCTGTCTCGAAAGGTTGAGGCGAAACTTGCTGGCAACTCTGGGAAGACCGAAGAGCAGGTTGTCTCGCAGATCTGCGACTCTGTGCGGGGAACGCTAATCGCAGACTCGCCCGAGCAACTCGGAGATGCGCTGCGTCAGTTCAAGAGCAAGATTGAGGCCGATGGTGGAAAGATGCGCGTTGGAAACATCTTCTCGGAAGGTCGCCCGGACGGGTACAGTGCGGTGCACACGGAAGTAGAACTGAAGACGAGCACTGGCAGATCTGTGCTCGCAGAAGTGCAGTTCCACTTGAAGAGCGTGCACGATGGAAGCACCAAGTCTGCGAAGGAGCAGGCACACAAGTTGTACGAGAAGGCTCGCACTGGCAAGGGTGGTGCGAAGGCGTTGCACGCGATGCAACTCATCTTCGCTACAGCCGTAGCAGTCGCCGTTGGAACGATCGGAGGAGTCAAGTGAGCAAGAAGCAGTTCTACATCATGGAAGGCGATGTGATCGAGCAGGTCGGGCTTGATCTCTATCTGCTCGGTGTGAATGGAACTCGCGCTCCATTCGATGACTATGCGGCCTTCGCCGGGAACGCCCGTGGAGTTCCAGAGGACTTCGCGATGGCGGAACTGGCGAAGCAGCGCGCGGAGTACATCGAGCGCACTGGAGGTTCGGAGGCTCGCGACTGCGGAACTGGTGCTGGCGGCTTCAAGCCCGGGAACGCGTGCGCCAAGGGTGGTGGCGGTGCTGAAGAACCCGAGGGCGGATACGGGCCTGATGGCGGTCACAGGATGATTGCCGGAATCACGCTCGTCGAGACGGAGAAGATCAAGGGCATTGAAGTGACGACGGAGGTCGTCGATGCGGTCATGGGAAATGTGACGGACGAGATCGCATCTCTTTGCGAGTCTGATTACAACCTCGATGCGATGGATGCTGAGGGAAACGATCCGAAGCACGCTGACGAGATCCAGCGTGGATCTGGCAAGTATGCGCTGAACGCTTGGCAGGGTGCTGGATTCAAGCCGATGCTGATTGCGATGAACGGAGAACTCAGTGACGCGTACTGGGATGACGAAAGCAGCGTGTATCCGGCGGGACTCTTCGCGCAGATGAATGAGTTGTCTGCCGCAAGCGGAGGCTTGATTGCGCCGCCCATGTCATGGGAAGACACGCTCGTATATGAGCGTGAGGACTTCGCAGACAAGATTGAAAAGAAGGGCGAGTATTCGGCTGAGGTGGTAGAGGCGATTCGCAACGGAGACTACGACTCACTCCGAGATGAAGATGGTGCACTGCTCGATGTGCATGACGAACTTTGGAACAATCAGGTCATGTGGAAGCAGCAATGGTTCAAGGACACCGAGCAGCAGTTGCAGAAGGTCGGAGAGTCGATCTCTCAGATGGCGAAGGACACGCCGCTTGATCTCGGAGAGGATGCCAATCTGTTCAGAGGCGGAACTCTTCCGCGCTCCTTCGCAGAGGACGGATTGGGTCTCTACGACTTCGCTACGCAACTTGCGAAGGACGGTGACTTCCAGATGGACAATCCGCATTCGAGCACGAAGGATCCGAACGCTGCGCGATCGTTTATGACTGCTGGTCAGTCCGTGATGATGGTGTTCCGCAATCCGAAGTCTGGAATCGACATGAATCAGGTGAACGAGACATCCAACTTCGCGAGTGAGGCGGAAGTTCTACTGCCGCCTCAGACTTACAAGGTCTCGAAGGTTCGCGTCATTCATTCGAAGCACTCGAAGATCCCCGGCAAGACGATTCCGCGCGGCGTGATCGTTGAACTCGTCCCGAAGGAGGCATCAGATGTCGCTTGAAGACTTTCCACTCGACATGATTGGCTGGAGGCCAAAGGCCAAGCAGGAGGCTTCGCGAGCGAAGCCTGATTCGTATAAGCCAACCAGTGGCATGGTTACTGAGGCCAAGCGTGGTCTCGCGTGGAGAAGTGAGTTCGGACGGGGAGGAACCGCTGTCGGCATCGCCCGCGCACGAGACATTGCCAACGGCAAGTCGTTGCCTCTGGCGACTGTCAAGCGCATGATGTCGTTCTTCTCGCGCCACGAGGTGGACAAGAAGGGCACTGGCTTCAGCCCCGGCGAGGATGGATTCCCAAGCAACGGGCGAATCGCGTGGGCACTCTGGGGCGGAGATGCCGGATTCTCTTTCGCGCGCTCGATCGTTGCCCGTGCCGCTAGCGCAAAGAAAAAGGGGAAGTAGGATCGAATCATGGCTGATCTCGAATATCGAGCGAAGAAGAATCTTTCTCTGCGTTGCCAAAGCGGCGAGCCTGTCTCGCTGGTCGGATACGCGTCAACCTTTGACAGCCCATACGAGGTTGAGGGCATGATCGAGACTGTGCATCGAAGCGCGTTCGATCGAACGCTGCGCGAGATGCCTGATGTCTTCGCGCTTGTCTCGCACGACCCGGGTCGGGTGGTTGGCCGAACGACGAACGGCTCGCTGGCCCTTCGATCCGATGACAACGGCCTGCATGTCACCCTGACTCCGATCGACACGCAGGAGGGTCGCGATCTCGCTACTCTCGTGCGAACCGGAACGATCGACTCGATGTCGTTCGGCTTCATCGTGAAGGATGACAAGATCGAGATGCGCGATGGTCGCATGCACAGGCAGATCAGGGATCTGGAACTGCACGAGGTGAGTTGCGTTGCGTTCCCTGCCAACAGTCAGGCTCGAATCTCTGCTCGATCGAAGCAGCGAGCCGACGAGATCGCGCGGAGCGCGGTCTCGCAGATCAGACTCGAACGGATGCGGAGGCTTCTGATCCTGCCGATCCACAACATTGGAGGCTCGACGAATGGCACTGTCTAACTCGAACAACGGGCAACTGGCTCCGCGCACGATCGCTGAGGCTGCGTGGACGCGGCTCTACGATTCGTTCCCGCTCAACCTTGTGAGTCGCGCTACTGGCCCGCGCGGTTTCATTCAGCCAGCGAGCACGAACGCTGCTGATGGGACGATTCAGTATCTGTCCGAGGCAACGGCTCAGGGAGCAGAGAGCACTTTTCAGCCGACGATCAATCAGAAGTCTGATGATCTTGAGACCTACCGCGCGAGCGTTCTCGTGTCGAATCAACTGCTGGCGGACTCGCGCGTGCTGGAGTTCATCGGCGCGCGTCTCGCGGGTCAGATCATCGAGCGCGTCGCGCGTGATACCGTCCTCGCAATCGCCACAGCCCTCAAAGATGCAAGTCGATTCTCTGAGTACAATCACTTCGATGTCGGAGCGGTTGGCGTGACTGGTACTGCCAAGATCGAGGATCACACCGGGTTCAAGGCTCTGTCCAACCTGTCGAATACCTACCGCTCTCGCGCTTGCTGGGTGTTCTCTCAGACTGGTCTCCAGAACTGGGGCACGCAGGAAGGTCGAATCAACCTCGTTACTCTCGGAGTTCGTCAGGAAGATGGCGCGTATCGTCGCGTCATCGGAGAGCCGATGAGTTCGGAGTCGCTGCTTGCTGGCGGTGGCGGTGGCGGTGGCGGTGGCGGCGGCGGAGGTGGTTTTGTCGGCGGTGGCGGCGGTGGTGGTATTGGCGGTGGTGCTGGCGGCAATCTGGGCGGTGGCGCAGAGCAGGCAGGCAGCGGCCTGACGCTCGAAAGTCGAGCGAAGTTGGTGTCGAAGACTCCGACGACCGATCAGTGGCACACCGCGTATCTCGGATGCCCCGTCTACACATCGACTGGCCTCTCTGCGACTCACAACGAACTCGATGGAGTGTGGATGCTTGTCGCAGACATGTCTGCGTATCTGCACTTCGATCAGCCGCTGTCTGTGCGGCTGGACACTGAGAGCCGTATCGCACAAAATCAGACTGTTATCCATGCCGCGTACCGTGCGGGTGGAGCGTTCATGGAACCGACAGCGGGATGGGCAATCGTCTCACCCGCGTAACCCTTAGAGGAGCACTGTGATGGATCAGCCGATGGAAAAGCCCGCAAGTGGCAAGGAGATGAAGAAGATGAGCATTCGTGAGATCACCGACGAGATCGGTCGTCTCTATGAGGGCATGAAGTCCCTCGTGGACGAGTCGCAGAAGGAAGGCGAGCCTCTCGCGCAGGAGAAGGAAGAGCAGTACAGCCGCATGAATGGCCGTCTGACCGACCTCATCAAGATGCGCGATCAGCACTACCGCCTGCTCGACGCTCAGGCTGCGGCCACTCGCTCGATGGATCGCAAGGTTGAGGATGCGAGCCGCGCTCGTGACCTGACCGCGAAGCAGAGCGACAATCTCCGCAACTTCACTGGCAGTGAGGAGTATCGCAGCGCGTTCTCGAAGTACCTGCGCGTTGGTGCTAACGAACTGACCATTGACGAGCAGCGCGCCATGAGCGAAGGAACCGACTCCGCTGGTGGGTATCTGCCCGCTACCGAGTTCCTCTCGACTCTGATCGAGCAGCGTTGGCAGGCCAATGCGATGCGTCAGGTCGCGAATGTCATTCCGCTGGGCACTTTCAACACCGAAGTGGTGTATGAGAGCGCGTTCGCAACTGCCGCGTACTCGAACGAGGCCGCTGACTTCTCCAGCAGCGAGAGCAACGGAACCTTCGCCAAGTTGACTCTGAAGCCGTACACCCTGCGCGTGTTCACGAAGGTGAGCAACGAACTGCTGGCGGACGCTCCGAGCCGTGGCCCGTCGTTCAATGTCGAGAGCATCATCGCCCGTCAGTTCGGTCGCGTGATGGGCGAGAAGGAAGAGGCGGCGTTCCTGACGGGCAGCGGCAGCGCACAGCCCAAGGGCATTCTGTCCTACACCTCCGGCACTGGAACGACGATCAGTCCTGTGACCGCATCCGCTACGACGAGCGTCACGATTCTGGAACTGGCTCAGGTGGTCGCTGCGCTTCCTCGCAAGTATCGTGCGAATGCGAAGTGGGTGATGAACGACGCGACCTTCTGGAAGATCCGTCAGTTGCTCCAGACGCAGAGTGGCACGAATGTGGGCATCTCCTACGCGCCGTTCGCATGGAGCCTTGGCGATGGTCGTCTTCAGGACGGCGAGCCGGATCGTCTGCTGGGCTACCCGGTCGTGTGCGCCAACGGCGGCAACTCGGTCGCGGCTGGCAACATCGTGGCAGCGTTCGGTGACTTCAACTACTTCCACATCGGCGAGCGTGAAGGCGTGTCGATCAAGACCGCTCGCGAGGCGTTCCTCGCGAACAACCAGACGGGCTACTTTGGCTTCGCCCGTCACGACTCGCAGGCTTCGGTGCTGGATGCGTTCCGCTACCTGAAGATGGCCGCTTCGTGATGAATGACTGATCGCAACATGGGGCACGCGGAGCGAACCTCCGCGTGCCCCTTTCACTAGGAGCACGCTATGAAGGTCAAGATCCTGAACACCGTCATGGACACTGAGACGCGTGCCATCTTTGTTGGCACGCAGATCTACACGCTCGACGACGCGCTCGCTGCTCGACTGATCGCAACTGGAGACGCGGAGGCATTCGTGGAGGAGCACGCAAGTGCTGATACCACGACGGACTTGAGTGCGGCTGTCAAGAAGGAGAGGAAGACATGCGCCCGTACCCGACGACTCGATCAGTAGAGTCTGCCGCTCCAGTCACGGAGCCAATCACGCTTGCTGAGGCCAAGTTGCATTGCCGCGTTGACGCGTCCGACGATGACACGCTGCTGACTCGGCTCATCACCGTTGCGCGCCAGTACGCGGAGCGCGCAACTGGCAGAGCGTTTGCGTCGCGGGCATTCACCATGACGATGACATCGTTCCCGCCAAGCGGCGGAGACATCGTTCTTCCGGCGGCTCCGCTCACCGCAGTCGCGAGCGTTGCCTATTACAACTCGGCAGGATCTCTGGTGACGATGGTCGTCGGTACGGATTATCGAGTCTCTGTGAATCCGATCCCCGGGCGCATTCGCTTGCCAGTTGCGACGAGCGTGAACGGCGGAGTGTGGCCGGAGACAGCCGCAGTCGATGACGCTGTGCAGATCTCGTACACGGCTGGAGCGTCTGTCGAGACAGCCAAGCACGCCATGCTCCTGCTGATCGGACACTGGTACGAGAACCGAGAAGAGGTCGTCGGTGGTGAGACTGGATCTCAGATCGAGTTGGCCGCCAGAGCACTTCTGGGCCAGTTGCGATCTCGCGAGGTCATGCCGTGAACGGAACTCCCGGGATCGGTGAACTGAGAGATCGGGTCACATTCAGCAGTCCAAGCAGCACGCTTGATGACTTCGGACAGCAGGTGGAAGCGTTCTCGAACAGCGTCACGGTCTGGGCCAATGTGAAGCAGCGAGAGGTGACGGAGACTCAGGTCGCCGAAGGTACGGTCGCGAACGCCCGTCTTGAGATCATCATTCGGGCACTCGTTGGACTGACGACTCGATCGAAGGTTCTGTACATGGGCAACTTGCACAATGTGACCGCGATCACCCACACGGACATCTACAGGACTCACCTGCGCGTGCTTGCCGAAAGGCGGGTGTGATGAAGAACAGGATCTCTGTTGGTCGCTTGCGAGCGCGCGAGCAGGTCAAGGTGTACGGGCTTGCTGAACTCGAAGAGAAGATGAAAGACCTCGCACCGCGCGTGCACCAGAAGATCTTCAAGAGGGCTGTGAGGCCGTCTCTTGAAGGAATGATGGCCGCTGCGAAGATCAATGTGATGGCCGTTCCGGTGCTTCACCCGGAGCACAAGGTTCGCAAGGCGATTGCTGGCAAGATTCAGATCAGGATGAAGGGTGCTGTCGGGTCTCGATACAAGACCATCGGATCGCTGGCCGTGTTCTACGGAAAGAGCGCGACTGGTCGCGCGAAGAGGTTGAACTCTGACAGCCTGCGCGCAACGCTGGCTCACCTGATCGAGTTCGGATTCAACCTCACTCACTACTTCGGTCGCTTCAGGCCGACGCTGGGATTGAAGGTGAAGAAGATCCTCCCGAGGCCGTTCATGCGGCCAGCGTTCGAGGACAATAAGAGCGCGGCGGAGGCGACCTTTCTGCGTGAGATTCACGCGGCGATTGAAGAGGAGGATGTCAAGGGATGACACTGATCTCTAAGGCTGTCAGGGCTGTGCTCGCTGGCAACACGGCTGTCGCCAGCGTGGTTTCTACGCGGATCTCTCCAGAGGCGCGCCAGCAGGGTGATGCGCTTCCGTGCATCATTTATGCAATCAGCGAGGACGAGAGTGCTCCGACGCTCTCTGGCTCTGGCGGATTCCGCAAGGCTCAGATCGAGGTCATGGCTGTTGCGGACTCGGCTGCGACCGCTGCGGATGTACACGAGAAGGCTCGTACTGCCTTGCACAAGTTCGTTGGAACCAGCGGTGGCGTTGCCGTGATGCACTCTCTACATTTGCGGAGCGTGACGAGTTACCAGTCGCCACAGGCGGGTGAAACTGCGGGAGCGTTCCTGCACACGGGCATCTACTCGATCATGTACTCGGAGACCTGAACCAATGGCCGTATCTAGTCAAGGAATCACTCTCAGCACGGGCACGCTCGTCGGCGAGATCACTGCGATCTCCTTCAGTGGTGTCTCGGTCGCGGAGATTGATGTGACCTCAATCAGCGACACTGTGAAGAAGTATGTCACGGGCACTCTCGATGGAGGTACGGTGGAAATCACCGCCAACTTCACGACTGCTCCGACGATGCCTTCGCAGGGCGCGGAAACTCCGTCATCGTTTGGTATCACCATCCCGACCACTACGCCAACCGTGCTTTCGATCACGGCGTTTGTCGTCGGCATGTCGATCGACGCGTCCGTCGATCAGCAGGTCGTCGTCAAGTACACCCTCCGCATCTCGAACAGCGTGCTCGGCACGACCAACGCCTAAAGGAGAACCGACATGGCTCTTTCTAGTCAAGGAACACTCTTTACGACTGGTGGTGTGGTTGGTGAAGTCACCGCCATCTCCGTCAGTGGCGTGTCGGTCGCGGAGATTGATGTCACCGCGCTCGCTGATACGGTCAAGAAGTATGTGACCGGAACTCTCGACGGCGGTACGGTGGAGATCACCGCAAACTTCACTGCGGCTCCAACTATGCCTCAGCATGGTGCTGAAACTCCGTCGCAGTTCACGATCACATGGGGCGGAAGTGTCGCTCAGACCTTCTATGCCTTCATCGTCGGCATGTCGATCGACGCATCTGTCGATCAGCAGGTCGTCGTCAAGTACACACTGCGAGTCAGTCATCAGATCATGGGAGTCGGCTCCGCACCCGCGTGAGGGGGTGGCGGGGGCGGCATCCCCGGAGAAGGAAGCGACTGACTCTGGGTATTGATCCCCGGAAGGACGGCGGAGGGCTTCGGCCCTCCGCTGTCTTTGATAGAGTTCCGCACTAAGGAGACACTGCACATGAACATCAAGGAACAGATCCTCGCGCTCAAGAATCGTCTGACGATCGAGTCCGTGCCCGTTGAGGGACTGGCTGATCCGATCTATGTCCGCACTCTGACTGGCCGCGAGCGCGACGGCTTCGAGTCGTCATGCTTTGTTCAGAAGGGCAAGAATCGCACGCTCTCTACCGAGAACATCCGGTCGAAACTGCTTGTGCGCGCCATCTGCGACAAGGAAGGCACGCGCGTGTTTGGAGACGACGACATCGACGCTCTGGGTCTTCTCCCGGCGGATGTGCTCGACAGCCTCTTCACCGTCGCGCAGCGGCTCTCTGGCCTCTCGTCGAACGATGTCGAGGAGATGGCGGGAAACTGAGGAAGGGCGGCGCGAGACGCTTCCTCATGCGTCTCGCGCTGGCCCTGAGCAGGACGGTTGGAGAACTGCTCGACACGATGGATTCCGAGGAGATCTCGTGGTGGATCGCCTTCGATTCTGTTGATCCAATCGGAGCATGGCGAACGGACTACTCCGTCGCGATGCTCTGCGCGCTGCAAGCGAACTCGAATCGCGGTCGCGGACAGAAGCCGCTGACCGTGAATGACTTCATGCCGTTCCTCCCGGTGGATGAAGACAAGAAGTTGCAGGACGGATTGGAAGCACTGATGGCGATGGTCGCGTCAAAGCAGCAGAATGCTGCAAAGACCGATCCTCCCATCACCTGAGACAACGCATGGCAACGATTGGAAATCTCTTCGTCAATGTCGGAGCCTCGACCGAGGGGCTTGAACGCGGCATGCAGCGCGCGAAGAGTTCTGTGAAGTCGTTCCACAGCGAGGTGATGGGTGCGCTCTCGAAGGTTCCCGGCGCGGATGCTGTTCTGGGGCCGCTTTCGAGCATCATCTCGCTCGTCGAGAAGGCCACGCAGCGTGTCGAAACGATGTCGAAGACGATGAAGTCCGCGTCTGAGATGCAAGACAAACTGACCAAGGCAACAGAGAAGGCCACAAAGGCTCAGGGTGATCTGAACGCTGGTGCGAAGTACACGCGGATGCTTTTTCAGAAGCAGGACATCGAGGGAACGATGTCTCGCATGCAGGCGAAACTCTCCGTCGCCGCAGACGAGTACAGGAAGGCGCAGCAGGCCGTAGGCAAGGCGAAGACTGACAGTGGTGTCGCAGCAGCGTTGCAGCGCGAGCAGGCTGCTCTCGGCAAGTTGAACGGAATGATGCGCGAGCGCGCTCGTCTTGAGGGCGAGCACAGGTCGATGTCATCGAAGGTCGGGCGAGCCGGAGCGGTGCTTGAGAGCCGTGGGGTCAAGATCGGTGCTGACGGCGGCATCGACATGAAGAAACTGACCGACAGGGCTGCGAAGGCTCACTCCGCCGTTGCTGGACTAAAGGACAAGATCAAGACTGCGGTCTCGACGGTGAAGGAGTTCGCTGGAATCTCCGTGACGAGCGGGCTTGGTCTCGGCATTCTTGCTGGCGGAGCGATTGCGGCTGTTGGCGCAATGATCGCGCTCACTGTGTCCTCGGCGAAGGCTGCGGAGGAACTGAAGAATCAGGCTGTCGCTCTCGGAGTGACAGCCACGCGCTTGCAGGCACTTCGAGACACCTACGGAAACTTGGGCATCGCATCTGGTCTTGCAGAGAACACGATGCAGCGGTTCGCTATCGCGGTCGGAGAGGCTGCGGAAGGTGGCAAGGAAGCACAGGACAAGTTCGCTCGCATCGGTCTTGACTCGACAGCCCTTGCAGCGATGGATTCAGCCGACGCTTTTGACACGGTGATCCAGCGCATTCGCCAGATGGGAACTCAGGCAGAGAAGATGAAGACGCTGCGCGATCTCTTTGGTCGCGGCGGCACTGGCCTTGCGGCGGCTGTCAACGCGACTGCGGAAGAGTTCTCGAAGGCTCAGGCGACGGCGAAGAAACTTGAGTTGCCAAACACCATGTACATGGAGTTGGCTGCGACATCTGGACGCGTAACGGAACTCGGTAGGGCGTTCGAGAATGTGATGACCATGCTTGCGAGCGCGTTCGCCCCGGTGGTTGATCTCATCACTGAAAGCCTGACTGACATGATGACGCAAGACACCGACAGTCTGATGCAGGGTATGCAGACTATCGCTCTTGTCATGGCTGCGATCTACGATGTGATCGCGATGGCGGTCAATCGCCTTCGTCAGTTCTGGAACTACGCACAGGCGATTGGTGGCGTGCTCGTTGCGCTTGGAAGCATCGTTGTCGCCGCCTTCCTGAAGCCGATCGAGTCGATTGTTTACGCGATCGAGTGGCTGACTGGTGCGACGCACAACATATCGCAGACGATCGGAGATGCCGCCACAACTGCGTTCAACATGACCGTCGAGGCGGCGAAGGCTGCTGGCGCAGATGCAATGGAGGGATATCAGGCTGGTGTGGACGCGGTGAACTTCGACGGAACGAAGGCCGTTTGGGAGAACATGAACAAGGCGGACAGTGCTGCGAAGGGAGCAGCGCGCTCGATGGTCGCAATCGCTGGAGCCGCAGAGATCGACCGCAAGAAGGTGGAAGCACTGACGAAGCAGATGGAGGATCTGCGAGAGAAGGCTGCTACGGCTGGCATGACCGAGGAGCAGAAGACCACGCATGGCCTGATGAAGACTGGCGCGAACAGCATTGAAACTGGGAAGGCAATCGCAGAGGCGCGTCAACTGTTGACGACGATCAAGGTGGCCGAGTTGCAGGCCAAGATGAAGGACGATCTGAAGGACGCGCTCGAAGAGCAGTACAAACTGACAGAGACTGCGGACGCATACGCGTACAACACGGCTCGCGCCGCTGGATCGTCTGAGGAGATCGCCGACATGCTCGGCAAGCAGGCGGCTCAGGCCGAGGCGATCCGAAAGCAGAACGACGCTCTCAAGGAGACGCGTTCGATCATGGAAGACTTGCAGCGCAGCACGGATGAGGCACTGATGAGCGACGACGAGCGGCTCATCAAGAAGTTGCAGATGAACAACGCTGACGCTGACACGATCAAGAAGGCGCAGAGTCTGCTTGCGCTGAAGTCGAGCCGAGAGGCTACGAAGTCCGCGCTCGCCGACTGGGGTTCCTTCACGAAGGGTCTGTCCGATTCGATGGCCGAGGCAACATCGTCTCGGGAAGAACAGATTCGACGCATGGCCGCTGCGGCTGGGAAACTGGGCAAAGATCTGGATGATGCCGTCGCCAACGCTATGCAGATGGAGTCTGCGATTGCGGCTGCGAAGAAGGCTGATGAAGACCGCAAGGGCGCGGTTGAAACGCTCAAGAATCTTCAGGACGAGGTTCGCAAGAAGCAGATTGGTGCAGACGCGTTCGAGCGCGAGAAGTTTGCTGCGGCAGTCGGAAACGACGCGGCGATGCTCAAGCAGTACGACGCGCTCAAGGCACAACTTGGTGGTACGGACGCGAAGGATCCAGCGCAGGGAATCGTGAACTCGATTGACACTGCATTCGGTCAGATGAGCATCGGTCAGGACACGAGCGGAAAGATCCTCGACCAGAATGTCCAGCAGACTGAACTGCTGAAGCGGATCGCTGGCAAGGAGGTTGCGCCGGGAACCCTAATCGACGACACTGCGCTCCAGTCTGGAGCGATGGCATCGACCGGAATCGTTGGTAAGGCTGGGGGGGCAACTGGATCATCTGATCTACTCGCCACTTCCAACCAGTACCTGTCACAGATCGAACGAAACACGCGAGCGTTTGCGGGAGTCCTTTCATAATGGCTGCACGGCTCATATCTCAGGACTGGGTGTACGGTGTGCAAGATGTCTCGATGACTGAGACATGGGTCGTTACGAATGTCACGACTGCTGCGGCTGCGGCTGCGGCTGTCGGATACACGCCCGGGAACACCGCTGCTGTGGTGCAAAGTCCGTACCACAGCATCAATGGCATTTGTCGATCGGTCTCAGTGAAGTCTGTTGCAGACAGTGTTGGCAAGGTCTGGGAGGTCACTGCATCGTTCGGCACTGAGCAGTCTGAGTCTGCGTACACAGCCTTCAGCAGCGACATCAGTGGCGCGTATGTCGATGCGTGGAGGACGACGAGTATCCCATCTGGCGGTACTCCCACAGAAGACGACATTGGTGGCACGAAGATTGACTCCGCCGGAGAACCAGTGTCGCGGTTCATTTGGCAGACAAACATGCAGATCACCAGACGCTACGGCTCCTCTGGTATCTCTGCGGCAATGTCAAACGCTTGGTCTGGGCTTGGAAAGCGGAACAGCGGATCATTCGAGGGTGCTGCTGGAGGTCAGTTGCTATTCAAGGGCTTCAAGGTTCAGAGCATTGGCAAGTGCAGGTGGGAGATCGCATACGACTTCGTTGGAGACGAGTGGTATCACCTCCGGCAAGTTCCAAAGCGCGAGACAGATGGGCGCGTGCAACTCTCTAACAGCAGCGACAACCCGCAGGCTCTGTTGGTTCGCTGGTTTCAGCCGTTCACAGCCACTGCCAACTTCTCGGCTCTCGTTGGATCCGGCTACTCCGTCTGCTCGGACTGAACATGGGAATCAAGCCAGTCATCGGCAAGGGTCTTGGCGCGCTCACTCCGGAAGTGTGGGCTGAAATCGTCAAGGCCATCTCATTTGCAAAATCGAACGCGACTCTCTCCATCTCAGATCAGACTGGGCAGACTTCATTCCCTAGCCTGACTCTTGCGAAGATCACCGGATCGTCCGCGCTCGAAGGCTCTGGGCAGGGAGAACGAAGATGGAAGTATTCATGGAAGCGCGTGGTTCTGCTTGGCTCACAGTCAACATGTACTGGTGAGGAGCCGGAAAATGGGCGCGTCGTTGGATCTCTCACGAACGGAACAACCGACCAGTCTCCATCGACTTGGGCAATCAATCTGTTCGAGATTGGAAACACTTCGATTCTTCGCGGCGGATACACGCATTCTTCTGAGAGCAACGACATCGTTGCATCCAGTGGCTGGCGCACAGTAAAGGTTCCCGACGACACCATCGTTCCGATGATTCCTATGCGACTTGCACAGGGAAGACTTCAGTGGTGCTTCTGGTATCCCAACCCGGTGAGTGGAGCGTGCACCACAGCACTCGTCAACACCTATGACGGTGGCAACTTCTACGGAGTGACTTGATGTCAGACATCATCAGGCTGAAGCGGAGCAACACGCCGGGACTGGTTCCAGATTCTCTGGAGATGTCTGAAGGCGAACTCGCGATCAACACATTCGACGGCATCCTGTACGCGTACAGATCTGGAGCAACTCCAGTCTCCGCAGTTGGCGGACGAACGATTGTGTACACGGATGCGGATCTCACGCTCACTACTGATCTTCACGACGCGTGCATCGTGCAGTCATCTGCTGGTCAGAGGGCTGTATACATCCCATCCTCATCGCAGCAGGCAATCCGCGTTGGATCGACTGTGCAGATCATTCGACTCTCTGGATCTGTCGAGGTGTGGCCGTGCAGTGGGGTGACTCTCTACGCTCCAAACGGTCGCGCTCTCAAGTCAGCGGGATCGTCTGCCTATGCGACGAAGATCGGTGAGGACGAGTGGGTACTTCATGGTGACACATCGAATGGAGACTGGACTCTCTCATTCGACTTCACCACGAACGCGCTCGACTCGCGCTTGACACTGACGCGCGCAACGGTCGGCACATACATCGACTCACTTGGGTTCGTTGCCTCAGCGGCATCCGGCGTTGCGCGATTCACGCACGATCCAGTGACGCTGGAACGCCTTGGCCTGCTCTGCGAACATCAGACGACCAATCGCCTGAACTTCAGCGAGACCTTCGCCGCCACAGGCGGATCGCAGAACAACTGGACGACGACAAATCTGACGCGCACCAGCACGAACAACCTGAGTCCACGGAATGACCTGACTGCTCTGCGGCTCACTGCCACAGCCGCGAACGCGACCATCATCGCGTCTGCTGCGATCGGTTCGTCTGCACAGCGCACGCTCAGCGTCTGGCTCCGTCGCGTGACTGGCACTGGTTCGATCCAGTACACAACCAACAACGGCTCTACATACACCACGCAAGCAATCACGAGCACATGGACGCGGTACACATTCGCCGCGACAACCGAAGCGCAGCAAGTCGGGTTCCGCGTGGTGACATCAGGCGATGCGATCGAGATATGGGGAGCACAGGTGGAGGACGGCGGTGGCTCGTCCAGTTACATCGTCACGACTACTGCGACCGCAACGCGCAATGGCGATCAGTTGACCATGAGCGACATCAGTGCGCTCGGCTACAGCACGACTGCTGGCACGCTGTACCACAGTGGGCGATTCACATACAGCAACAGTGGTTCATATCCAACGCGCGCTGGCTTTATGACGGCTGGAGATCAGCCGACTTGGGAAGTGTTCACGAACGGCAGTCGCCTCTTCTCAGCAGCGCGTGGATCGGGCGCAGCACCAGAAGCGAATCTGACCTATAGCGCGAACACAGCGACGCGATTCGCCGCATCATTCGACGCAAGCCTCTCAACGGCAGAGGTCAAGATCAACCTGAACGGCTCTGCGACATCGGCTGGGCCAACATCGCTGAGCGCGACATTCACACCCACTCGATTCGTGATTGGACGACCGGGATACGAACTGTACTTCTCGGCAGGCCCGATTGCGAAGATCAAATACTGGCCGACGATCAAGACCGCGACTGAGTTGGCGGGGCTTGTCACTTGACGCTGCACAGAAGCAACTGCTGCTGTGCATTGGAACCGCCATGCACGGTGTGCGATCTTCCGTGGAGGTGCACGGACGACTGCGAAGTTTGTGGGCCGCGTGACAGAACGATGCCTCTTCAAGAGGGATCAACGATGAAGATGAAGATTCAGATGGTGACATCCCGAGTGTTCGGAGGTGGCACGCTTCCCGGTGGATGCGATTGCACGGTACTTGTCTTGATGCCATCAAGCACAACGATGGTGCTTGAGTGCGATCCCAATGCAGGACACATCTGGGTCTCGCAATCGCAGCAGGAGATAGAACTGCCATACGCAGACACATCGACTGCATGCGATGCAGCATTCTGCTGTTCAACGATGCAGATGGACTGTGATGTGGTGGTGCGGCAAAACTGCTGGGTTGACGGAGCGGTTGAGGTAGCGTTCGTGCCTTCGTCCGACTACGCGGAAGACATTGCTGCGTCGAATGAGTGCATCGAGTATTACAGGCCATACACCTTCAGGGGGACTACGAGGCTTGCGTACCGGATGTCGATTCGGCTCGAAGACATTACTGCTACTGGCGCGCCATCATGCAAGTATCTGTGGCAGCGCACAGGCACTGCGACGCTCTACGGTAGTTGGAATGGAACGCAGACAGACGACACGGTTGGCATCTTTGACTATGAACCAGTCATTCCGCTTCAAGACTGGAGCGCGGAGGCGATTGGGTTGACATCGGGTTCGACTGCTGAAGAGCGATACAACACGGCGTACAGGTACACAGACTGGTGCACAACGCGAGGCAACTACATCCGCGTTGACTGGGTGAATCAATACGCCTACAGCCGAGACGAATGCAAGTGCGGCGAGTCACGGGAGGGTGAATGCGATCTCAGCATCGGCCAGACAACCGGGCCGACTTACTATGGACTTGATCTTCAGCCCGGATTGAATAACGCATGCAGGTGTCAATACAGTGCCTACACCGCAGCAATCAAGTTCTGTTCTGGGGCAACAGTCACATACACCGGATCGGGGAATACGGGAACGAAAACGGTGTCTCAGTTGTGCGTGGATGACTACTGGACTCTCGACCCGGGGCCGTTCGACACCACATCAACATGGACTCGATACCCCGGTTCAATGTCGTTTCAATACACGGCTGGACAGGCGGAAGTGTTCACCTTCGTTGGGCCATCTGAGTCGCTGGTCAAGCCTTCCTCGTATCAGTGTTACCCATGCCTTGATATCTGCGACAGGAACGCAGGCGAAGAATGCTGTGAACAAAAGGTCTGCACTCCGACATGCGCCCTCACAACTATCTCCTACACCCTGACGAGCACGGTCGCAATATCGGCTGTCTCGTGTCCCGTGTACTGAGGATCGAAACATGGAAGAACACCGTTCGTACCTTCGTCAAGCCGCCGAGTACATGCGAGCGGAGGCCAGCACTGTCACTCGTGGCGAGACTGCTTCCGAGACGCGTGAGGCTCGCGTGACTGCGTGCCAAGGCTGCGATAGGCGCAAGGACGCGTCTGGAGATCTGCAAGACTCGCTGGGGTTCTGCGGAGCATGCGGATGCTCTGGAAAGCGCGCTGCACTGTCCGTCAAAGTCACCATGCCGGGTGCGAACTGCCCACTGGGCAAGTGGCCTGCCGAGGTGAAGGTGTGCGGAGTCGCTGGCCCCGGCGAGGCACTTCATGCGGCTCGCACTGCGGTGTCATCCGTTGCCATGACGGTAGCGGAGCAGTTGAAAAAACTGAGAGACTTGAACAGTCGGGCTGCTGGTGGCAACGGACAGCCTCCATCCGCGTGACTAGTCTGGGTGACATGAACGGAGACGGCACGGCTTCAAGGACGGTAGCCGCGTGGGTGCAGGTCGCTGTATTCGCGCTCGGGCTTGGCGGTCTCGCTGTGTCGATCGGTCGCAAGGACGCGACGATCGACCAGCACTCTGGTCAACTCACTGAACTGAAGTCCATCACGGCTGATCTCGTCCGCGCTCAACTGAGCCTGAGTGGAAACGATCAGGTGACAGCGCAGCGACTTCAAGAACTGGAGCGTCGCCTTGCCACGCTTGAAGCCAAGCGATAAGCAGAAGCCGCTTCCGTTTCGCGTCGTTGAGAAGTCGCGGAACATCCATATCGTCGAGATGGAGGCAAGCGCGCGCGGCGGTTGGGAGCAATGGTATCTGCTCCGATCGGACGCGCACCATGACAACCCGCACAGCGACCACGATCTTGAGCGCAAGCACCTTCGCGAGTGCGAGCAACGCAATGCTGGGTGGATTGATTTTGGTGATGCCTTCTGTGCTATGGCGGGCAAAGCAGATCCACGACGCGCCAAGCACGGCGTGACTCGCGACGAGCACGCAATCGCGAACGATTACTTCGACTCTCTGGTGAGACACGCAGCGGACTTCTATGCGCCACACGCGCGCAGGTGTGTCCTGCTGTGTCGCGGAAATCACGAGACAGGAGTTCTCAAGAATCAGGAAACGGATCTCACTGAGCGGCTCGCCGAACGGCTCAGTGAGCGACTCGGATCTCCGGTGATGACTGGTGGCTACGGTGGCTTCATCCAGTTCAGAACGAAGGTAGCCAACACCGTGCACACTCTGACGATGGCCTACTTTCACGGCTCGGGTGGTGGCGGCATGATGACCTTCGATACCCTTCGAGTTCGTCGGCAAGCGTCGTTTCAACCCGACGCTGATGTGTTGGTGTGCGGTCATGTGCACGAGCGATGGTGGCTCCAGACGGCTCGCTATCGACTGCGGACGAACAACGGCATGTACCGAGTGACTGTCGAGCCGCAGCACCATGTGCGAACTGGCACTTACAAGCAGGAGCACGGCGACTCATTCGGCGGATGGGCTGTCGAAAAGGGAATGCCGCCGAAGCCGATTGGTGCGATCTGGATGCGCCTCTATATGAAGCACATCGAGAAGGTGAATGGCATCTCCATCTGGAGACTCGAATGCGAGTTCCACGAGGCATCCTGAGTATCCGAGTTCGGTTCGGTGATTGCACATACACGATCAGGTGGATGCCCGCCAAGCACATGGGCAAGGACTGGGGCCGCTGCTACCCGCGCAGAGGCAAGCGCGGAGTGATCGAGATTCGCCAGTCGCTCAGTGAGAAGAACATGATGGACACTCTGATTCACGAATGCCTGCACGCTGCGAACTGGTGCGCTGACGAAGAGTTCGTTGACGCTACTGCTTGCAGCATCCAGAAGGCTCTCTACGCTGCTGGATGGCGGCGAACCTCAACAAAGGAGAAGAGATGAACAATCAATCGAGTTGGCGCACGAGTCTTGCGGGTCTTGCAGCGATCATGGTTGCTGTCGGTGCGGCTGTGAAGGCGTTCACGGACAACGATCCTCTGACGGTTCCAGACATCGGAGCATGCGTCGCAGCAGTGATCGCTGGCATCGGTCTGATTCTCGCGCGCGACAACAAGAGCGCACAGTGACGCAGTGGCTCGCGTCGATGTGCGCGGCAATCGTCGCGCTGTTGATTGAGCGATACGGATCTCTGTTCGGCAAGACGATTGCCAAGGATGCAACACATGACACGAGCACTCTTCGTCGCGCTGGCTCTCGCATTCGCAAGTGGATGCAATCGCGTCACACTCGTCACTGAGGGAAGCCCAATCCGAATCGGGCCAGACGCGCGCGCGCGCGTGTATGTGCTGACGGATGATGGGTGGACGCTCTCACCAGATGCGGTCGAGATACCAGAGGGCTGGTACTGCGTTCCGCCGTCATTCGTTGACGATCCTACGGCTGCACAGTGACTGAACCTGCGGCCCTGTGGCCCCGCGTTTCCCATGCAGGAAACGCGGGCTTTTGCATGGGTTGACCCTACCTTCCCCATCGGGTAATATCCGTGTGTCAGGTTCTTTGACAAGTGAGGCACTGGAACGGCAAACGAGCCGCGCGCCCCGAACGGCGCATCGCGGCTCGGCGAACGGGACGACCGACACGACAGGTCGAATAAGGCGACAACGCTGAAGACGCTTCCCGAAACGATCACCAAGCCGCTCTCTCCCGGACAGACTTTGTGCGAGTCGATCACCTAACGGAGTCCACTGAGAGAGCAGATCATCGAGCCGCCAGAAACTCGGAAGCCCAAGAGACCGAGCCTGCCTCACGACGACAAGCAAGCGCGAGTCCGACAGACTCAGTAAAGCCAGCACCTCTAGCGAAGAGCAACGACGAGGCCAGCATGGTGGGAACGGTCGGGACGAAGCGACGAACAGAGCGACGAGCATCAGCAAGTGGGACGACCCACCTATGCCAGACCAGTGTGAGTGTGACGCACGAGGCGAGGCGCGGTGAAGTGCTCGGAGCGGAGAACCTGAAGCGCAACGAACGCAAGAAACAGAACAAGCCACGCCGACCTTCGGTCAGGAGGGTCGGCTGGCCTGCGCTGTTGCAGGAGACACTGACTCGAACGCGGCGCACGCCGCAAGGAGAACGCCATGACGAAGGCCAAGAAGGTCACGAAGGTCAACACGAAGAAGTTCAAGAAGGTCAAGGTTCGCCTCACTGGCACAGACGGCAACGCCTTCGCTGTGCTCGGCAAGGTTGGCAGAGCACTCAAGGCCGCTGGCGCGACGGCGAAGGAGGTCAACGCCTTCTACAAGGAAGCGATGGCTGGCGACTACCTCACGCTGCTGGCGACGGCGATGAAGTGGGTCACTGTCACCTGACGGGACGAGACACGCACGCTCGCTCGCGCGAGCGTGCTGTCCCGCATCGTCGCGGGTTCACTACCTCGAACGCGGCGCATGCCGCAAGGAGTTCACTATGCGATTCGTGAGGAACCAAAACCGAAAGCAGCAAGAGCGCGTGCTGCTCGACACCGTTGTTCGCAAGGCTGCGGAAGTCGGGTTCAAGGTGACGGCTGTGTACGACGGAGAGGAGTGGGTGAAGTTCGAGACCACGCCCACGCCGGAAGAACTGGCTCGTGTGGCCTTCGCAACGGACGACGCTCAGGTGCAGTTCAACGGCAAGCAGTGGGTGTTCTTCGTCTGGGGCAACGGTGTCGATGCCGCAACTGACTGGGGCGTTGGCAACGAGGCGTTCGCGAAGGCCGTCGAGGAGGCGACGCAACAGGTGTACGAGGCGTTCGCGCCTTGACGGGACTCGCCACGCACGCTCGCTCACGCGAGCGTGCTGGCCTGCATCGTCGCAGGATTCACTACCTCGAACGCGGCGCACGCCGCAAGGAGTTCACACATGGCACGGCTCTACGCTCTCATCAACGAATGCGCTCGCAAGACCACGCCGACCGCTCGCGCGCACTACCAAGTGGCGGCGACTGTGAAGAACTGGGAGTACGCGGTGGAGGCTCGCATCGACCGCGCGAAGACAGAGGCTCAGGATCAGTTGACGCTGCGCGTCACCAACCTGCGGACGCGCGAGACGGTTGAGGTCGCAGCGGACGAGATCGCGAAGGTGTTCGCTGCTGCGAAGGCGAAGCAGCAGCGCGCTGCGAAGAAGGCGGCGAAGCGCGCCGCCGAGGAGGCTGCACTGACCCGAGCCGTCATCGAGGAGCCGTGGCTGGCTGCTCAGGTGCTGGCTGCTTGACGGTCGCACGCCAGCGCAAACATTCAAGTTTCTTGAATCCTTATGCCTGCATCGTCGCAGGAGACACTGACTCGAACGCGGCTCATGCCGCAAGGAGTTCACTATGGCTCTCTACTGGGATCTCACTCGCATCAAGAACTACAAGGTCGTGGCGATCAATCCAGAAACGCTCCACCCGTTTCAGACGGTTGAGGAACTGATCTACCTCACCATGAAGATCGGACTTGCCGGGGTGACGGAGAAGAATGTCGAAGAGTGGAAGTGGCGACTCGCCTTCCTGTGGAACACCGGGGGGAACGACTTCTACACGAAGTTCAACACGGAGTTCCTGAAGGGGCTGGTCGGACTCACAACGAATGCGACGCAACTCACTCGCGCTCAGTGGATCAAGAAGTGGCTGAAGAATCAGACGCTGGAGGCTGACTACCAAGCGCGCAAGTGGGAGTAATGGATGAACCCGTAACGGCTTCGGCTTACCGCTCTCTTCGGAGAGCGGGACGGCCTGCTCCGTTGCAGGAGACACTGACCTCAAGCAAAAGGAAACACCATGACCACACCTCTTCCGATCCTTCGCGATGGCCTTGAGTGGAAGCCCGGGACTTGCATGTCTTGCGGTGAAGTCGGCCATGTCTTGCACGACCGCGACGCAACCGTGGAAACGCACGCTGGCGACGGTGATGGATGCTGTCCCGCATGCTGCACCGCTCTGTGGACTCTGATGACGAATGACTTCACCGAGCGAGTGGAAGCACCGTGGCGTGAATACTGAACTTTCGAGGCACAGCCTCAGATTGGAGAACGCAAATGGAACGCAACACTGAATGCAAGCGCGCTAGCCGTGATCGTGCACGCAACATCCGCAACCTGAAGAAGTACGGATACGAGGCGTGCAAGATCTGCTGGGAGACCTGTGTGATCCGTGGAGAAGGCCCGACCATGCAGTCGATCAACTCTGGCCTGCACTTCAACGCGACATCTGCCGCAATCGCGGCCTACGCCTTCGCGCTGCGCGAGGCCGGAGTGAGGAACTGACGGCTCGCGCCCCACCGCTCTCTTCGGAGAGCGGGACGGCCTGCGCTGTTGCAGGAGTTACTACCTCGAACGCGGCTCATGCCGCAAGGAGTCGAACATGGCGCGTTACACGCCGACATACTGGAACTGCAAGGGCGAACTTCAGGAGGTGTACGACATGCTGCACAAGGCTATCGTGCCTGAGACTGGTCGCGCGCCAACGCCGCACGGCAACGCGCTGCGGCAAGTCGCGAATCTGTATCACGAGGTCTACAACAACGGCGGCGGCAACGCTGCTGGGCAGAACGGTTTTGGTCTCAACCAGAGGTACAAGGATGCGATCGCTGCTGTCGTCGAAGGCGCAGCACTGGAGCCGGAGGATGCAAAGGTGCTGCGCCGCGCTCTTGTGCGCGGAGACGAGATGTGCAAGGGCGAGATGCCGAAGACAGCCCGACGCTTGGATGAAGTTGTGACGAAGGTCGTTCGACACGCGCTGGCTCAGACGCTGGCGACGATCAAGCGACCCAAGAACAACCGCGAACTGTGAAAGAAAGGAGACAGCCATGACTGCCAAACTGATCGCATACGAGAACGGTGAACTGAACGAAGAGGAGACTCTGAATCTCTTCGAGGAGTTGGTTGCGACTGGCCTCGCGTGGACGCTGCAAGGTGCATACGGTCGCACCGCGCAAGCGTTGCTGGAGGCTGGCTTGATCGGCCTGCGAGCAGCAGGCGTGAACTGACGGCACAAGACACGCACGCTCGCGCATGCGAGCGTGCTGTCCTGCATCGTCGCAGGATTCACTCACAAGAACGCCGCGAAGCGGCAAGGAGAGCACTATGAAGAAGAAGGCAAAGATCTGGCTCACGCACAACGGCGACCCGTATGTCCGAGGGTTCACTGGTACTGAAGAGGCCGATGATGGACGCACCTTCTACCGTGGAGATCTGGGAGTGCAGACGCGCGATTGGTGGCGCGCGTATGCACGAGCGAACGGTTACGAACTCGGCGAGGTGCGCCCGTTCAAGAAGGCGCGCCGCGCGTAAGCACACGCCGCTCATGCGGCAGAAAGGTCACTGACATGAAGACGATTCGGATCATCGGACTCGAACGACTGATGGAGGTGTTGGACGACGACGGCTCGCTGGCTGTTCGCGAGCAGTCTGAGGTGGCAGAACTGTTAGGCATCTCGCGCCACGCAGTCTCGTATCACGAACGCTCGGCGAAGGAGAAGATCGCGCACGCGATCCGAGAACTGGCTGCTGGAATGAGGCTGGAGCATGGCGGCGTAGCCGCGCGTGTGCTGGCTCGCTCCGGTCGCAGGAAGGCTGGTGCTCGATGACAGCCGGAGAGGATCGGTGTCTCAAGCAGGGCATCCTGCTCGGGCACGCCATCGCTGTTGTGTTTCAGATGGGTGGAGGAGAGGAGATGCAGACCGGATGGTCGTTCGTCTCTTACGGAGAGACTCCGATGCGCGCGAGCGATCGGATCCTTCGTGTCGGGCCGCTTCGATCATTCGTGTCTGTGTCTGGCGTTGAGTTCTTCGGAGTTGCTGGAGGCGGCGTTCAGGAACTCCTTGATCGCATGGCTGGCTCTGATGAGTTCAGGAACGAGCGCGATGATGCTGATGGAGTGCGAGACCTGTCGTGCGATCTCGCCTTCATGCGCGGCTTCGGTCTCACCCTGAGTGAGTACGGCATTCGACCAACGGTCGAGCAGCAGCGAATCGAAGGCTCGAACACCACAACATATCTGCTCGCAGCAGTGAAGCACGAGCAGCGAAAGGAGGTGCGTCATGCCGATGGGCCGCGCGCACATTGAGTTCATCAGATACTGCGTGAGATCGAAGGCCCGTCGAGACATGAAGGCCAAGCCGCACTACGCGGCAGACGCGCTTCGTCGTCTTCGGATTGCCGACGACTGTGATCGCATCATGCAGATGCTGTCACGGAACTGGCGAGCCGAGCCTCACGAGGTGGCGACGATGCTTGGATGGCAACCTCCACTCGTGCTGTTCGAGGGAAGCCTGAACGATGCCGCGCAGCAATGGCTGGATGCGAGGCATGCGGACTGGAGAGGGTCGCCGTGACGGAACGCGCCACGCACGCTCGCTCACGCGAGCGTGCTGGCCTGTGCCGTGTGGTGCAGGTGCTTGATTCAACACGATGCCAAGCGCATCAGAAAGGACACTGCTATGACAGTTGCAAAGTGGAATGAAGTGAAGGTCGGAGACTCGCGCCTCGTGCTGCACTGCGGAGCACACGCGGTCACGGAGAACGAGGTGTTCGCGTCGATCACGCCGGAGGCCACGGAGTCGCACTTCCCGATCCCGCACTCGATGCTGCTCCAGAGCGTGACGAACACGCTCTCGGATCTGGGTTGGGCCGTTCGCGAATCGGCGCACGCGCTGATGAATGACGGCGCGCGATACTTCGGTCTGCTCGCGATCCGACCGAAGGTCGAGTCGTCTGTGCTCGCCATCTCCGGTGACGGCACATTCGACTGGGTGATCGGTCTCCGCAACGCGCACGACAAGGCGTTCAGCGCGGACGGGATGCTCGGCAATCGCGTGTTCGTGTGCGACAACCTCGCGTTCAGCGGAAGGGCTGGAAGCGTGTTTCACTTCGCTCGCAAGCACACGCGCTACATCGAGCGCGATCTGCCGGGACTGGTTGCTGGGTCGTTCGGCAACATGGCGCGCGCGATGCACGACGAGAAGCGTCGTGTCGAGGTGTATCGAGCGCACGAGATCGGAGACGACGATCAGGTGCACGACTTTATGATTCGTGCGATGGATCGTCGTGCGATCACTCCGCAGCAACTTCCGCATGTGCTGAAGGAGTGGCGGCGCGATGACGGCCCGGGTGGTCTGGGCGAAGCCGCTCGTGAGCGAGACCCGGCCTTCGAGGCTCGCACTGCTTGGAGGCTGCTGAACTGCTTCACCGAGGTGGAGAAGCAGCGGCCATCGCCCGTCGCGAGCCCCGCTCGCAACGCGCGTCTGGTTGGTCTGCTCGATGGCCTCGTCGGCCTGTCGAGCAGCGCGGATACGGTGATCGACGCTGAGGTCGCCTGATACAGAACAAGGCGGAGGTGCGGTGGGTCATCCACGCACCTCCGCCTGTTCGTACCGCTCCGAACAACGGCGTTCGGAGTCTAGCCACTAACAACACGAAGGAGAACTATGAACACTGAAATGGTCACGACGCGCGATGTGGCTGATGCGTATGGAGTCTCGATCCGTCGCATCAATCAGATCGCGAACAAGCGAGGCATCGAGCCTCGCAAGGCAGGGCATGTCAACCTGTGGACAGCGCGTCAGGCTCGGCTGCTGAAGCCAGAGCGATCGGCGCATCTGTCGAAGCGGATTGGAGGCGCGCGATGATTACAGACAAGCAGCGTGAGGCTCGGATGAAGTCGCTGGGATCGAGCGACGCGCCAGTGATTCTCGGCGTTGATCCATTCCGAACGCCATACGATCTCTGGCTACAGAAGACATCGCGAGTTCCACAGACGAAGGAGAACGACGCGATGCGGCTTGGAAGCGTGCTGGAGATTCCGTTGCTGCAACTGGCTGGCGAGCGCATCGGCGCGCGTGTGGTCAGACCGAGCAGCGCATTCGTAGGTTGCTACCCGTACCTCAAGGCCAACATTGACGGCATGGTTGGAGAGGCGAAGCGAGGCTCGGACATCGTTGAGGTGAAGACGACGAGCAGCACCGAGGGTTGGGGAACTGAGGGAACCGATCAGGTTCCTGATCGCGTGCGAGTGCAGGTGGCGTTCCAGATGTCGTGCGCGAGCGCGAATCTGGCGCACATCGCCTGCCTCACTGGAGCCTTCGGTCTTCAGTTCAAGATGTACAGGATTCCGTATGACGCGGACTTCTGTGGGTATGTGATGGAACGGTGTGACGCATGGTGGCGCAAGCACATCGAGGGCGGAGAGCCGCCGCCAGAGCGAGGAACGCTCGACCTGCTCAAGCAGGTGCGCCGCACGGATGAGGCGGTGAACTTGGATCCGGCACTGTTCGAGGAAGAGCGTCGGCTCGCATCGGCACTGGCAGATGCGGAGAAGGCGCATGAGGCTGCGAAGGCGCGGCTCGTCACTGCACTTGGATCTGCTCGTCGCGGATTCGGTGGTCAGCACTCGATCAGCGTGATCGAGGTCGAGACTGACAGATTCGATCGCAAGGCATTCGAGGCGGAGCACGCCGATCTGGCTCGACAGTATGTCGTGCCGTCGTCGTACTCTCGCATCGACATTCGCACCAAGAAGGAGAAGCCATGACACGCACGAAGGACAAGATCGTTGAGCACATGAACGCACCCAACCAGCACGCGATCGACCTCAAGGAAGAGATCGACAGCCAGACTCGCACTTGGGAATGGCGACTGGTCGCGGCTCAGGCCGCGATGTCTCGCGTGGTGAAGGACTCACGCGTTGCATTCGGCAACCAGCGATACGCCTACACGAGCGCGGAGGACATGATCGGCGCGTGCCGCGAAGCACTTCTCAGTGCGGGCCTCGCACTGACGCGCTCGTGGGACATCGTTCACTCTGAGCATGGGACTGTGGTGCTGAGTCACTTCTCGCTGCACCACACGAACGGAACGGTGTCGATGGGATCGTGCCCCTTCCCTGTCATCGGACAGAACGGAAAGGGTGAGGACAAGAGTGTTGCTACCGCACTGACGAGTTCGCTGGCGTACTTCCTTCGTGACCTGCTGATGGTTCCGAAGGAGGACGACGCGCAGCAGATGGTCAAGGCTCCAGAGATGGATGCGCGTGACGACCGAACTCAGAATGGCGCGCAGGTGATTGGCGTTCAGGGCACAGTCGCGCTGCTTCGGAAACTCAAGGCGGCGAATGCGACCGTCGCTGAGGTCGTCGAGGTGATGGCGAAGGCGGGACTGCATCCGCCAGAGAATCTTGAGCAGTGGCCTCGCACGCTCCTGCCTCGAATCGACAAGTGGCTTGAGAAGCGCGTGGCAACCGTTGACAGTGGAAAAATCTCGGATTCACCACAGCAGGCGGCTGGAGTCGAGGCATAATGCTCGACCCCATCTGATCGCCATCGCTCTCATGGCGCGACTCCTCAGGGAGTGAGAGCAGCGAGCCGACATCGCTTCGTTCAGGTCGATCGCGCCAGTGTGCTGATGTGCACACGCTGGCAGAGTCAGGGATGTGGCGACTACCCTGATCCGCTCTAGTAGAGCGCGCTCCACAGTACAGGAAGCGACTGCACAGCGAGCAGTGAAATGGTGAGATGTACTGCATGCGACCGATGCCGTGACAAGCAACGCGCCGCAGGCGACCGAGTAGTTGGGTCGCCTGCTCACTCCGCCGCAACAAGCAAACGAACGGAAGGATTCGATCGTGAAGAAGAAGAAGCAGATGGGTGTGATCGAGACTGGTACGCAAGAGATTCCGCTGACGAGCCTGACTCTCGTAGCGGACACGCAGGCTCGAACTGGGCTGCGTGAGAATGTGCTGGAGGACTACGCGGAGGCGATGCGCGATGGCGCAAAGTTCCCTCCGATCAGTGTGGTGTCCGATGGCTCGACGACATGGGTCTGGGATGGTTGGCATCGCGTGGTTGCTGCTCGCAGCATCGACGCGAATGCTGACATCGCGGCAAGCGTCATTCACGGAACGCTTGACGATGCGATCTGGTTGGCCGCGTCTGCCAATCGAACGCATGGATGCAGGCGCACCAACACCGACAAGGTGCGTGCGCTGATGCTGGCTCTACGCGTCAGGCCAGACGAGTCTCTCCGCGTGATCGCCGAGTGGTGCGGCGTATCGCACGAGATGGTCAGGCAGTACAAGCAGAGCCTGCAAGCCTCAGCAGAGATCGAGCAGGCTGCTGTGGAGGTCGCAGACGGTCAGGGTGTCGAAGTGATCGAGGAAGGAACGCCAGTGTCGCAAGCGATGTCTGGTGCTCAGGCCGCGATCTCTCTCGTCTTGAAGGCGATTGATGCTCTGGAGACGAAGGTCGAGGCTCTCGCAGACTCGAAGCACGGAGCGTGGATCAATCGCCAGTCTGTGATGAGCGATATCTCGAACGCTCGGAGCGCAGTCGCCCACGCGGCTCCGCACGAGCAGTGCCCGGTGTGTGTGGGATCCGGGTGCGCGACCTGCCGTGAACTCGGTTGGGTGTCACGCAAGCAGTGGCAACTCATTCCGAAGCGGAAGACTGGTGAACGCGGCAACTGAGGTTGTCGCTGATCGAGGTGGAACTGGGACGGCGGGTGATTCACGGGAATCATCCGCCGTCTCTCATTACCGAAAGGGCAAGCATGGAACTTCGCAAGTATCAGGACGACGCTGTGCGCGCGGCGATGGAATCGCTGCGCGGTGGCGGCTCGACACTGCTCGTGATGGCAACTGGTCTGGGCAAGACGGTCGTGTTCTCTGAGATCATTCGGCGATACATGGCTCAGGGCACTGGCAGGCGCGCGCTGGTGCTGGCGCATCGAGCCGAACTCATTCATCAGGCTGCGGAGAAGATCCGCGCGATCGTTGGATGCGATGTCGAGATCGAGATGGGAGATCTGCGAGCGCATGAGGATCGCTTCTACCGCGCTCCTGTCGTCGTGAGCAGCGTGGCTACTCAGGTCGCCGGGAGCGGTGATCGGAAGCGCATGCACAAGTTCAACCCTGAGCACTTCGGGATTGTCGTCGTCGATGAGGCGCATCACGCTGTCGCTGGATCGTATGAGCGAACGCTCGCGCACTACATGCAGGGCAACCGTTGCAGGCTGCTTGGAGTGACTGCGACTCCCGATCGAGCCGACGAGATTGCGCTCGGCAAGGTCTTTGGCTCAGTGTGCTTCGAGTACGGGATCAGGCAGGGCATCGAGGATGGCTGGCTCGCTCCGATCATGCAGCGAATGGTCAGTGTGCGATCGTTGGACTACAGCCAGTGCCGCACGACCGCTGGAGATCTGAACGGCGCAGACCTCGATGGAGTGATGCAGTACGAGGAGACCCTGCATGGGATGGTGTATCCGACGATCGAGATCGCTGGAGACCGTCGCGGACTCATCTTTGCGGCCAGTGTGGCGCACGCGGATCGCGTCGCCGAGATCATCAACCGACACCGTGCCGGGTCTGCTGTCTCTGTCAACGCATCGACTCCGGCAGACGATCGAAGGAACCTGTTCCGTGGATTCTCCGAGGGTCGATACCAGTGGCTCGTGAATGTGGGTGTGGCTACCGAGGGCTGGGATGACTCGGCACTCGATCGGCGCGGCGTGCAGATCGTCGCGATGATGAGGCCAACCAAGTCACGCGCTCTGTACTCGCAGATGATCGGTCGCGGCACGAGGCCGCTTCCGGGCTGCGTCGATGGGATCGAAGGGGCAGATGCGCGCCGTCGAGCGATCGCATCGAGCGCGAAGCCTCACATCACGGTGCTCGACTACTGCGGCAACGCTGGCCGCCATCGCTTGGTTCACTGTGCAGACGCGTTGGCTGGCAAGGATCGAGATGTGATTGCCGACCGCGCTGGTGCTGCGATGCGTCGTGATGCCGTGGACGCTGATGTGGATGTGCTCGCGCTGATGACGCGCGAGGAGGCTGAGTTGAAGCGCGAGCAGGAGGCCGAGCGTCGTCGAGGGCTTCGGGTGAAGGCCGCATATGTGAGCGCGCTGATCGACCCATTCGCTCTAGTCGATCTCGCTCCTGATCGACAGCAGGCATGGGAGAAGGGGATCCCTGCATCGGAGAAGCAGTTGAGTGTGCTCCGTAGGCTGAAGGTTGGAATCCCTGACAGGCTCACGCGCAAGGAGGCGAGCAGGTTGATCGACGCGGCGATCTCGACACCGACACCGAAGCAGTCTGCTGTGCTGCTGAGGGCTGGACTCGATCCAGCGAACTACGACAGGCGATCTGCCAGCGCGGCGATCGACCAGATCATGCAAGGCAAGGAGGCAACCAGATGACCGAGGTGGAACCGAAGTACAAGACAGACGAGTTCGTGTTCGTCCGTGCACGCGTTGTGAAGCACGCCAGTCAGATCCCAACGCTTCAAGGATTGCAGGGCACTCAGAATGAGTGGGTGCTTGCGATGGTGAACGGTGCTGGGAAGGAACTGATGGACACTCCGATCCTCTGGATCGACGAGCGTGCCATCGTCAGTGCGAGCGAGGCTCGCGAGATCATCAGCAGGAAGAAGAAGCCATGAGAACCTTCATGCTCACAGATAAGCGCACTGGGGAGGTCGTCTTCGACGGTGTGGAGGCGAGCCGATCTCTCCCGTGCTGGGTGTGCGGCGATCGCCATCGTAATCAGGGCTGGTGTCTGCTGGATGTCGAGAGGCGCGTGGCGATCTGCCCACGCGTCGAGAGCCAGCGTCGGATCGGCGAGGCTGGTTGGTGGCATGGAGACGGCTCGAAGGCTTCCTCCGCATCGCTGGTGAGCCACTCAAGGCCAGCACGCGAAGAATCGTCGATCGACTGGGCTGCTCGATGGTCTGACGCGGTTCAGGCAGCGCGCCAGTCTGATGTCGCCGCTCTGGCTGCAAGTCTCAGGCTTACGCCTGAGGCAGTAGGGGCATCCATCGAGGTCGGCATCGAGCGGAACCAGTCTGGGGAGCGTTCATGCTGGGCATTCGCGATGCGGGACGCTTCTGGCTCGGTGTGTGGCCTGAAGTTGCGGATGAGTGACGGTCGCAAACTCTGCGCGAAGGGATCGCGGCTCGGCATCATCCGCTCGCGAGGCTTCTCCTCTGGGTCTGGAGACCTGTACATCACCGAGGGGGAGTCGG